CACCGAATTGGTATAGGACCCGGCAGAGATAAATTGCGACAAGATGTTCGTCGCAGGGCTGCTGACATTCCGTGTGTTTTCTACGACAAGCGGACCCCCGTAGCTGGTGCCCCCCTCTGCTTCGGCGTTGAGATCCCGTACCTCAAGCCGCGCACGCGCCGTCGCGGCGGATTCGGTCGAGGGCGCAAAGAACACCGGGTCTCCAGAGGTCAATATAGACGCTGTCGGAGCGGTCGTCGTCATGCTGGCGCGCAGGTTCACGCCCACCGTGGATGGGAGCGCGAACGCATTGTCTCCGCTGCCATCGCCCAGTGACAACGCTCGGCTCTCCGTGGGTGTTCCGGCCACGCTATGGACAGTGGTGCATCCAGTGGCGGAGGCATTCAAAAATACATTGCCGATATTGCTGTCTGTGCCGCTCCAGACAATCCCCGTCTCACAGCCCTGAATCCGGAGCCCAACCCAGGTGCCATACCCATTCAGGTTGATACCGGTGCCCACGTCAGACACACCACAATTACTCCAGAGGTTTGGCCCTCCAGACACCTCGATCCCCACGACGGGGGTGGCATAATCAAGCCCAAGCCCTGTCGAGACATGCACGGACTCGTAGGTGTTCAACGCATTCTCCCCAAGCTCGATCGCAAGGCCTGCGTTTCCGGCCCCTGGAATAAACAGATCGCTGAACAGGGACCGCTTGACTCCGGTTCCCAAAGACAGCGCATTCCCAGTGCCCTCCACCCCACCCAACGCCAGGTGCTCCACGACTAATCCCTCAACCCCGCTGCACGACAACACATCCTGACCACTCCCAGTCTGACGAAGAACTGCCCCGTCCAAGACGCCAGACGCTGCGTGATAGCCAGCGCCCACGATGCGAATAGCCTTGTCCACCGTCAATGTCTCGGTCAACTTGTAGAACTTGCCTGATGCACAGGGCGGGATATACACCATGCCCCCCTGCGGGCACGCCGTGATTGCCGCCTGAATCGCGACTGTGTCGTCAGTCTCTCCGTCTCCAGTCGCCCCCTGTGACACGACATTGATGTATCCATCCAGCTTCGTCTTGTTGGTCGCAACACCTGTCTCATTTGTATTGATCTGGTCTGCCGTGTTTTGGAAATATCGCACCCACTCACGCGTCAGTAAGTGCTCGAACACCTCACCCGTGACCGGGTCCGCCAACACCCAGTTCCGTAATGGCACTTCCGGGAGTGCCACTTAGGACGTTCCCTCCGTGACATCAATGTTCGCCGTAATCAGCCGCCAGGGAATCGGGTCTGTCACAGACACCTCGAACACGCGATTGCGCCCGCGTCCCAAACGACGCCACACGGCACGGGCACTGTACTCGCCAATCTTTCCAGCCGAGACCCAATGCTCATTCCCCCAGGTCTGCGCACCATCGTCACTCCAGCGCACCATCGCCTGTGGATCGCTCCCCTGTCCGCTCACCAGTCCCAATCCGGCCTCTAGTCGGATTTGCAGCTTGTGATAGAACAATGTTCGATCTTCGACGTTTAAATGCGGGGTTCTTCGCAGCCGACGAATGGGGCCACCCCCAGCATCCGTGAACTTTTCAATCGACATCTCATACACGGTTCCAGACAGGTGGTCCCCCACGAGATGCTTGTTGAACGCAAATGCATGGCACTGCGGACGCCACGAATTGTATTGGCGATCAGCGGCACTCCATGTTCCACGCTCATGCCAAAGATTGGTCGAGCCGTCAAACACCCATGTCACATCGGCGGACGGAAACCCCAGGACGTAGAACATATGCCCGCTGTCCTGGTAGGTCATAGCCACCGCATCGCTCACGGTGCGTCCCTCGCGCATATAGGTTTGAATCGCGTACTCCAGCGCGTGCGTACTCACACGCTGCGGCGTATATCCATTCGCCCGCCAAACCACACACGATCCTTCCTCACTCTGTCCAAGCCACATCACCGTGTTTCCTACACGGGCAGCGGACGCAGGGGCGGCAATGCCCTCCTCGATAAACGCCCCCGGGATAGCGGCAAAGGGAAACGGCGCGGTGCCCGCGTTGTACCAGACCTCAGACGTGTTCTTCCCAAACAACCAGATGTCGCGATGCGCCACGACGATCGATTGCCACGGGTCTGAGCCCGCGCTCCGCTGGGCATACTGCGTGGCATCCCACGTTGCAGCTCCGTCGTTCAGCTCAGAGAGATAGAGCGTGGACGAATTACGATCGAGCGCCAAGAAAAAGCCATCCAAAAACTCGCCCTGGTGCGCCACGAGTCGTTCGGCAGTGCTTCCGATTGCCACCTCTGCGAGCGCATTCGTGCTCAGCGTGAAAATATACCCACGCCCGCCAGAGGTGATAAACACCTCGTCGCCCGCATCTACATTCGCTGAGAACGTGGCCGGGACACACCCTTCGGTCTCCACAGCGCCGCGATCAATGGCCGCTCCGGCGGGATCGATCTCGTAGAGGGTGTCTCCCACCACGGCAAAGCAGCGGTCAGTGCCCCCCGTGCGTACAGCGTGTATCCCACGTACCGGCTCATCGGTACCGAAAGTTGCGAAGGTTTCACATCCCGGCGTGGGATACAGCACCGACCGCACCGGCTCGTCTGCTACCTCCAGGTTCTCGACATACCAATTCACGCAGCGCTGAGCAGCGGCTGTCACGCTCTGTGAGACATACGACGGACCGACAAATCCAGGAAACCTCATCGGTATTGGTCCGTCCTCCAGTCATAACGCCCACCCTGCGCGGAAAGCGCTGGGTCAAGACGAAGCGTTTCAGTGGTGCCATTCACGCGCTTGATATTTCCAAACGTATCCTGCGCCAGTGCATGCACCTCCTGGCTTATCTGTCGCCCAAACTCTGGAGCCAGGCGCATCGCCAACTGATACCGCAACGCCTCCTCATAGCCAGGGGGAAACGTGTAGTCCGTCGTGCGATCGGCAAACTGCGCCAAGGCCGTTGGGGTGTAGAGCACCAACTGTGAGCTGCTCGTGTTGGGCACCGGCCAGACGCTGATGGTGGAAAGTCCCGCCGTCCACGCCTTGTCGTAATAGAACTCCGTGGGGTAGGTGCTGGTCGTACCCTTGATCGCCACCTGCTGCCACTGCGTGGTGTTCAAGGCCGCAGAGATCGGAAGCTCTATCTTCTCCGACGATGCAGCGCTCCCGTCTGGAATGATACTCGCCGCCACGATCCACACCGGGCGCACGATATTGAACGTGCCCCCGGTCCCAATCGTATAGTCCTGGGTCGACGCGCTGAGGTTGAAGGCCGTCCGGGCCGTGGTGTAGACCGTCAGTCGTTGCGTGCCCCATGAATCCACCATGCCATTCAGGATGGTGAACGCATCAGCCGCGTCACTCGCCGCTGGGGTCTCCCCAGAGGCCAACACGCCAATCGTCTTGAGGGTGCGCTCGATCAGATTATTCGCGGTCACAATGCCCTCGCTTACTTCCGTCTACGAGGACGCGGTTTCGGCACCGACTGCTTGGCAGGCGGTTTCGGCGCTGCCTGTTGGACAAACGGTCCGTCTGGAGACTCAGCCCAGCCAGCGCCCAGCTTGTCACGCTCAGCGGGGTCGTTCACAATCCGACTAACAATCACGCCATCTTGCTTGGCGTAGATCCACTTCGGGTATGACTGCTGATATTCAGAATCAGGCATCGCGTCCTCTTCTCCTTGCGAAGGAATAGTAGGGTGGGGGCGACCTTGCGGTCGACCCCACCCAACCCCAACACAACGACAACTAGCCCTGGATGCGGCAGGCCAGCTCTGGACGCAAGACCGCCCACCCATACAGCACATCGAGGCGGCATGGGAATTTGTCAGTCGTGATGTCGTAGTCTCTGATGAGACGAATCGACATACCCAACTGATCGTCCGACACGCGTGCGGCCATGTCGGTGCCCTTCGGCAGAGGCAGGTCAGCCATCGCCAGGGTGAACGCATCCTTGTGATGCGCTAGCCCAGTCGGAGACTGCGTAGACTCAGCACCCAGGAAGACCAGCGCAGCATTATCCGCTGGCAACGCATCGACAGTCTGGAACGCTGTCGTGGTCTTGATGGCCGGATCGATGGGGATGGTCATGGCCCCACCTGACGACGTGGTGTTTGCCGTAACGACAAACTGCTGGAGCGTGCCAGTCGACTGGCGGCTCTGCGGGTTGACATGGTTCACGCCAGCCAGCGTAAACACATCACCCTTAACCACGGTGGACGACCCGGAGTTCCACCCATCGGTCACGACCGTCGTCGCCCCGGTGGAGGTTGACCCATTCACCAACGGTGTCGCACTGGTCGTGAAGACCCCACTGGTGTGGGTGTTGACGTTCTGGTCCATGTACCACTCGAAGCCAACAGCGGTGCCCATCTGACCACGCTGGTACTGGCT